ATACCATAACTGCCTCGCAGGACGCCCTATACTGCTCATACGCAGCCCTTTAGTCTGCTTGTGTGGCTGAGTCCAGCTTCTAAGAACGTCCTTCATACGCTCTCCAAAGTCCTCTACAGCTTCATCGGGTAACTCTTTACCGTCAGTAGCTTCGATGACAGCAGAGTACATATCGTCTACTAGGTTGTCTAAGTCTTTAGAAGAGTTCATGTTGATACACCTCTGGCCCGTTGTCTTGGTGTTTTACAAAGTGCATCTTACGTGTCTCAGGGTTGAATGCTAAGAAGTGTACGCCAAGCCTTTTCTGCTGTTTACTACGTACCCGTCTTATACTGTAAACATTTGTAGGTGATCTGTAATCTTTCTGCATAGTTTTTACATCTATCAAAATAGATTTACCAGACTTATCTACAGCTATCATATCAACAGCCCCAGTTCCTCCAGCATTCATAAAGACTTCGTAACCGTTATCCCATAGCCAAGTTACTGCGTAGTACTCTGCTATGTCACCTACTCTACTAGGGTTAGTGTGTTTCTGACCAGTTGTTTTTGACGCTACCATTCTTCATATTCTCCTAGTTCTGAAACCCAAATATTTTCATGGAAGTATACCCATCTTATCCCATCCTGTATTCTCCAAGATATTGGGCCATAATCATATGCTAAAAACATTTCATCTGCTTCATCATCAGCAAGTCTGTACCAAGCTTCTAAATTGTCATCCATCTCTGGCATCAGTGTGTCTCCGACCAGTTGTTTCCGACATTGTATTCTCCGTCTAGTGGGCAAGTAAGGTAAAGATAATCACCAGCATCTATAATAGCTTCGACACCCATCTTACCTACACGATCAGCGTCTTTCTCAAGAACCTCAAGCTGCCACTCATCATGCACATTACATACAAAGTGAGCGTCTAAGCCTTCCTTCTCAAGCTCATCGTTGAACAGCACCAAGGCTTGCTTCATAACAATAGCACCAGCACCTTGTAGCAAAGTGTTAAGTGCTGAATGTTCTGATCTTACAAAGAGCTTTCGACCATCTAACCCTTTGAGGTAGCCTCGACCTGCCGCTCTCGCAACTTTGTTTTTGAGATTTGTAAATGCTGGAAGATTATCAAAGAAAGATTTTCTAAGTCCCTGGCCCACTGCTCTGCCTCCTCCAGCCACACTTCCAAGCTTTTCATCTCCTGCTCCGTATAGGAGTGCATAAATGAATGTCTTCGCCTGATTTCTTGATTCAAGTCCCGCAAGTTTTTGATTAGCGGTGTGTACGTCTCCGTTAATGATTTCATTAGTATAGTCCTCGTCTTCCATATAGTGAGCGAGCATCCTAAGTTCCAAGCCACTAGCATCTATACCTACCAGTTTGTATCCTTTGGGTACAGTCCAGCAAGCACGACAGTCCTTTCCATATGGTGAATTAGAACTCGGTACTTGGGCCATATTAGGTTCACGATGAGTCATGCGCCCCGTTATAGTACCGTTAGGTATTACAAAGCCATGCACCCTGCCATCTTCTCTAACAGATTCTATCCAAGACTTTATCTGTGCCTCACGTTTCTGATACATCAGGTAGTCTTTGATTAGTTCTGCTTCAGGTATACCTTCAATAGAAGAAAGAGTTTTCTCGTTAACCACTGGTCTACCATTGACAGTAAACTCTGTAGGCTTCCATCCAAAATCTACTAAGTATTCTCCAACCTGTTTCCTAGATCCTATGTTGAAGTCTACAGTTGTAGTTCTAGTGGTAGAGAACACAGCAGGTTGCGAAAGGGTTGCGTACTCTTCAGCCGTAAGCCTGACGCCTTTACCTGAAGGTGTATCCCAGCTACCTGTCTTGGCAACAGCACCACCAGCATTCTCCCTGCGATATATCAGACGCTCATCTATCTTAGGTTTGAACACCTTACATACTTCAGCCTCTGTCTCTGCCATCTTCTCACGCATAAGAGCCAGTAGCATCGTTGCCTTATACTCGTCAAAGTAAAAGCCCCGTTGCTCTTGCTTCTTGAGTATAGTGGCTACCTCTTCTTCAAGCGCCATAGACATAGGACTAAAGCCCACGCCTTCTTTCTGTAATGCTTTGTATACTTTCACGTTCACTGCTACGTCACGCTTACAGTACTCAAGCATGTCCTCTGTATACTCATCGAACTGTTCAAACTCAATCTTAGCCAGACCTAGTTTAGCTCCCCATACTGCAAGGCTATGACCACCTTCACGCACAGGATTAAACAGTCTAGAATAAACAAGAGTGTCTACTATTTTTTGATAACCTAGTTTGAAAGATGTGAGTTTCTCAAGCACTGGTATGTCAAAGCCAATGATGTTATGTCCCGAAAGCTGCGAAGCATTATTCAAAAGCTTAACACCTTCCTGAATATCATCAGGGCCATACGACCACACCTGACCTGTATCCACCTCTTGTGCTACTAGGCACCATATCTTAGTGGCATCTAAGCCATCAGTTTCTATGTCAAATAATAACTTCATTCAAAAGCCAACCCTGGTTCTTCTTCAAAAGTTATGTCAGTGTCATCGACTTCCCTAAGCCTACCAGTATCTTTGTCATACTGAAGGTAGGTAGCGATACCGACATCGCCTGTGTATCTAGACTTCAAGATGCGGACACGGGTAGTAGAGGCCACCACTGGATCATCAGCCTGTTGATTACGCTCAAGAGTTATAACGCAATCGGATAGCTGTGCAATGGACTGACTGCCTCTCAGATGGCTCAGATCCGTCTCTGCGCCCTTTTCATGCCCCTTGTTACCATCTATACGTCTTAGGTGTGACACCAGTATAAGACCTGCTCCTGTCTCTTCAGCGAGGCTTCGCAGTCTAGTCATAATGGAGTCAATGGAGCGCCGTTCATCGCCTTCAAGCGTAGCAGATACCATCATGTGTAGGTGATCAATCACTACCCACTTACACTCACAGCCCACGATCATGTACCGTAGCTTTGAAAAGATACCGTCAATGTCATTGGAGCCAAAGTGTGCGTGTATCCAAACCCTGTCGTTGTTGTTATTGTCCACAAACAGATCATCAAAAAGAATGTCTAGCTCTTCTCTTGAATGTTCTTCGCGTATCCGATCAATGTGCAACTTAGCATTAGCTTCGATAGACAGGATGCCATCAACAGTCCTAGTCCAATCTTCTTCAAGAGCTACGATGCCTATGTTGTCATCAGTGTTTTTAATTAGCCAGTGTTCTAGTTCGCGTGTAACACTAGACTTACCTAAGCCTGTACCACCTGCAAGTAGTACTAACTCGCCCTGACGCAAGCCTTCTAGCTTCTTGTTCAAGCCTTCCCAAGGATACGGAATAGAGTTCTTTTTAACTCTGTTGTGGAACTTATCTTTGTTCTGGCTAACATTCATAACGCCACTAGGTGTGTACGTTTTAGCGTTCCACCAAGCATTCACATAGGCACCATGCTGATTATGCCGCAGCATATCATTGGCATCTTTGTGACCATCAGGCATGACCATGATCTTAGCCTTGTTAGGCTTGAGCAGTCTGGCTACTTTCTTCGCAGCTTCCTGTCCAGGTTTGTCAGAGTCAAAGCAGATGATGATGTTGTCGAATCTTTCAAGGAACTCTATCTGATTCTTTACATCTTTCTCTGCGCCTTGTGCGCCGTTCTTGATTGAGACAACAGGCCACTTAGATCCTAGCAACTCGTATGCTGCCATAGCATCGCACTCACCTTCAGTAAGCGTAATGTACTTGCCGCCTTTATCACCAACAGTCTGCTGTCCGAACAAACCACAGTCAGAGATAGGGCCAGCGGCAGTAAAGCCCTTACCGTCTACGATGCGTGTCTTGTATGCGACTTCCTCAGAGCCGTTGTAGTATGGATAGAAGTGCCGTGTTATATCACCGTTGCCGTTATGCATAGACCTAACACCATACTTCTTAGCTGTTGCTAGGCTGATTCCACGATCCTTCAGTGCATAGAAATCTCCTTCTCTAATTGTTGCACTATCTTTAACAAGCCTTGGAGTAGTTTCCATAGCTTCTCCTGTAAAGTTTCTTATGTACGTACCACACGAGAAACACTTGGCACTACCGTCTTCGTTGATAGCTAAGCATCCTCTGTGATTACAAGCTGGGCAGTCTTTGTGTGTTTCTACAAAAGACATTGAACCTCCTAAAAATAAGGGGCCTTTACAGCCCCTTTAGTTTAGATTTCATGTGAGTCTGATTCGACAGGTTCTTCAGCCGCCTCCTCTTCGACTAGCATATCATCGGTTAGCTGTTGAAGTACGGCTTCATTGAAACCTTTAGCAGCCATTTCTAATTTAGCTAAGGTCTTCCTAGCTTGCTGTATTTCTTTATCTGTCTCTATGATTAAGACAAAAGCACTCTTACCTTCATCTGTAAACCTATCCACAGCGTAGGTTCCAGAGTCAGAAGTGTATGTCCATCCTTGTTGGTCACTCATTGTGCCTCCTTTAAAATGCTAGTGTAGTTTCGCCACCAGAAGCGCCGTATTCTTCAAGCTCTAAGATCTGCACAGCCTCCAAGATAGCACGTTTGTACTGCTTGTTAGGGCCGTATGTAGCTGCTCGCCATTGAACAGCAACCTTAGAACCGTTACCAATCTGAACATCTATCTCGTTCTTATCGGTATCAACGAGCTTAGGTACAGGATTAGGTTCACCCTTACCATTGATCTCCCATTGGTAGAAGTGAATCACTGGATCTTCAGTGTACTTGGCGCGACCAGCCTCTTTCAAGCCCACGTTAAATCCAGCATCCTTGAACTTTTGGAATAGTTCATCAGACACAGCAAGGTTAATCTCATACCCGTTAGCTGTCTGCTGATAGTTAGGTACTGGAACCTTAACATGTGGGTAGTATGCAAGTCCTTCAAGAACCTGGGGTATACCATCAATCATTCGCATATAGCGTTCTCCTCATAGCTTTCAATGAATGGAAAGTAGACATCATGCAGAACATCAATGTCGATACCTTCCCCTACTTCCAAGACTTTCGCCTCGTCACCGTGGACACCAAATATAGCACACTTGCTTTGATATAACAAGCCCATATAACTTGATGTCTTAAACTTATCATACTGCTCGTTTGTCATGGGTAACAATGTATTCATTACCAAGTCCCCAAGTCATCAACGAACTCACTAAACAACTCGCCAATAATATCTTCATTGATCCTCCAACAATCGACCTCTGAACATCTATCAACAACAAAATTAAAAAACCTATCTTTAATTCTTTTGCTAGGCTGTTTAGTAGCTAAGCTAAGTGTCCATATCCTAGCCCAATGATCATCTAGATCAGAATAAAATTCTGCTCTTGTATCTACTGCACTCATTTATTTCTCCTTAAAAACTGTAAAAGATTTTAGCACAAGTCATCATAAAAGTCAAGCACAGATTCACGATCAGGATTAATTAGTTCTGATAGTGTGCTTTCAATAAGCTCTGCGCGTTCGAGTTCTTCCATGTCATTCTGCTCACCGCTAAAGTAATAGTACTCGTTACTGCTTTCTCTATCCAAGACGCACCTCCACTGGCATTCTCTTATCTAACACAGATACCTTACCACAGATATCTTTGATGCTTACAGGGAACTTACCCTTAGACACATAGTAGGAACGTCTACCTATGTGAAATCCCGTAAAAGAACGTCCACTGCTGACACCATACCGTCGCTTCTGTACTCGCTTTCTATAGATCATCTTAGTCCTCGTTTAACATTAGTCCAGTTTTAATAAAGCTTTGTTGGTCAGGCGTTAGTGCTGGAGGCACTATACCTTTCCCTGTTCTCAGATACGTAAGATACATATCATATTCCTTCCTGTCAATAGGTACACTCAGTACCCTGTCTGCACCTGTACGTGGGTGCCTGGCATTAACAATCATTTCGCCTCCTCATAAGCTAGTTGTAAATAGTTTTCAATGAAAGTAATCACAAACTCTTCGCCGTGTTTAAGACATAGCAGCAGAGCTTCCTCGCGTACTAAGTTTGTTACGGGCTGGTCTAGTGTGTAGACCTGTGAGTATTTGAGTATGTGGTTACTAACATCTATGACGTTCTGCATCAGACCATTCCTTTTTGATTCATTAATCTTTTAGTTGCACACTTACCACAGACAGCTTTGATCCAAACGTGTACCATCTCTAATGGATGCCCAAGCTTTTTACAGTCTGCACATCTTACCATATCCTTACTCATACCTTCTCCACCTTTTCAACCTGAAAGAACTCACACTTGTCCAAGAACAACTCCATAACCTTAGCCTTAATCAGAGCGTCGGTAACTAAATCGTTTGCATCCTTTGGATTCAGCGCAGTAACAGTAAAGCACACATCAACAAAGTATTCCTCTGGCTCTTCATCGGGAAGATTCCAAGGCGCTCTAGGATTAGTTAGGTCTTCATCGGCACGATCAATCATCTTACTCACCAGCAATCTCCAAAACAAAATCATCATTGTGATACAAGGTAATCTCTACTTCTTTTTCAAAGCCTCTAATCTCACGTATAGAACGTAGCACTACATCAACATCGTGCGACTCAATACCTGTCTCCTTTGCCACTGTCTCTATAACCTCTCGCTGTGGATAAATAGACTCAGTGTACGTTACGTGTAGCGTAGTGTACCCACGCATCTTATCAATAACTGCTCTGCAATTAGTTACATTGTGTAAGTCTATCATCTAATACTCCCATATTTCACTATCAATTTGCTCACGCAAGAACTCTTCTTCATCAGGCTCAAGCTTACCAGAAGTAGCCAGTTCTTCTGCTTCTTCGTAATCTTCTGCCTCAATATAGTACACCTTTTTGTGTCCCGTCACAATCTCTACTCTGTATTCACTCATTATAACATGCCTCCAAAAATATGTGCAATAACATCTACTGTCCACCCGTTACCCAGCATCTTGTATCGCTGAGTGTCGCTTACATGGTTTGTGTATCCTTCTGGTACTGTCTGTAACCTTTCACATTCTACAGGTGTGAGCTTTCTCCAAGAAGCATTGTCGCCTCTAAGCTTGTCCATAACCTTACTGCCTACTTTAGTTCTGTCAGCAAAAGAGGCGGTGAGTGCATGACTTTTACCCCTGACATCGAACACCCTGTCCTGCATGTAGGGCTGTCTGCCTGACGCATCCTTACTAGGATTTATCTGGAAAGGCTTGTCAAAAACTAACTGCCTTCTGTTCTTTTCAAAGTAAGACTTCAAGTTACCACCTTTGAAATAGTTTGCGTCAAGACAGTGAGACTTGTCACGATCTACAAAACCATCCTCAAGAATGTCCATCAAAACTATTTGACGATCTTCAGGTACTTCAAAAGGTATGTTAGTCCAGTATAGCCTTTGCCTATTCTGTGCAGACACGA